TGTAACTGGTGATACTGGACCTACTGGCGATACAGGAGAAACAGGTGAAACTGGACCTACTGGTGTAACAGGAGAAACAGGACCTACTGGTGATACGGGTGAAACAGGAGAAACAGGACCTACTGGTGTAACAGGAGAAACAGGTGAAACTGGTCCTACAGGTGTAACAGGTGATACTGGGCCTACAGGTATAACTGGTGAAACAGGACCAACTGGTGATACGGGAGAAACAGGACCTACTGGCGATACAGGAGAAACAGGTGAAACAGGACCTACTGGTGTAACTGGTGATACTGGACCTACTGGCGATACAGGTGAAACAGGAGAAACAGGACCTACTGGAGTAACGGGTGAAACAGGACCAACTGGCGATACGGGCGAAACAGGTGATACTGGGCCAACAGGTGTAACTGGTGAAACAGGACCAACTGGCGATACTGGGTCTACAGGTACAGCTGGCACAAAAATATATTCAGGAACAGGCCCTCCTGATCCTGAACAGGGCTTTGTAGGTGATTTTTATATTGATTTAGTTGCAGGAATACTTTATGTAAAAACTGAATAAATTAATAGCACTTGGCTTTACGGCCAAGTAAAAAATAATTTTAAGCCATCCTAAATTACCGTTTATTGCTAAATTAAGTACCCCCTGGAAGGGGGTACTTAATTTAGTACAACCCGTTAACTGCATCTAAATGGATACAGTTAAATTATGAAGTTAAAGTTAGAGGAATGCCATGGTCTGTTGGATTTAGCATGATAGGACCTACTGGTGAAACAGGAAACACTGGTTATACAGGAGATACTGGACCTACGGGCGACACTGGACACACAGGAGAAACAGGACCTACTGGTGCCCCTGGTACCCCTGGTACTGCTGAAAATACAGGGGCCACAGGAGAAACAGGACCTACAGGATATACTGGTGAAACAGGTGATACAGGAGCCACAGGAGCTACAGGAACAATCTTAAATCCTAGAGGTAATTGGGATTCAGAAACTGAATACGAAGTTAATGACCTTGTTGTTGATTATAACGGACTTACTGGTGATACCTATATATGTATTCTAGCAAATACGGGAGAGAACCCAGCATCAATGGGCTCTATATATTGGACACTATTTGTATCGAAAGGTCCATTAGGACCTACTGGTGATATTGGACCGCTTGGAAATACTGGACCGGCAGGAACACCCTTAATCCCTATGGGTATATGGACTGTTTATCCTAATTATAATCTTAATGAACTAGTTATTGATCCAACTGATAATAATACATATATATGTATTCTTGCAGGACCTCCGAAAAATCCACCTTCTACAGAGCCAACCTATTGGACAATATTTGTAGGGGGGGGTCCTACAGGTTTTACTGGAGATATAGGAGTAACAGGACCGGCAGGAACACCTTTAATCCCTAGAGGTCTATGGGATGTAGGAAATAGCTATATTGTCAATGAGCTAGTTGTTGATACAATTGATAATAATAGCTATATATGTATTCTAGGAAATAGTGGGGAGCAACCTTCTACATCATCGACATATTGGACACTGTTTGCTCAAGCAGGTCCTACAGGTTTTACGGGCTATACTGGTGAAACAGGACCGGCAGGAACACCCTTAATTCCTAGAGGTATATGGAATTCAGCTACTGCTTATATTATTAATGACTTAGCTATTGATACAATTGATAATAATACTTACATATGTATTTTAGGAAATACAAATGAACAACCTTCTACATCATCATCGTATTGGACACTGTTTGCAGAGAAAGGTCCTACAGGTGTTACAGGCTATACTGGTGAAACAGGACCGGCAGGAACACCCTTAATTCCTAGAGGTATATGGAATTCAGCTACTGCTTATGATGTTAATGACTTAGCTATTGATACAATTGATAATAATACTTACATATGTATTCTAGGAAATACAAATGAACAACCTTCTACATCGTCAACCTATTGGACACTATTTGCTCAAGCAGGTCCTACAGGTGTTACAGGCTATACTGGTGATACTGGTGCAACAGGTGCTCCAGGAACACCCTTAACTCCTAGAGGTGTATGGGATATAGATACTATTTATTATATTAATGACCTAGTTTTTGATACAATTACTGGTAATAGCTATTTATGTATTATAACAAATACAGGAGAGCAACCTTCTACATCACCTAACCTCTGGGTACTATTTGTGGCGGCAGGTCCTACAGGTTTTACAGGAAATACAGGAAATACAGGAGATACAGGACCTACTGGTGATACAGGTGTAACTGGACCTACTGGTGAAACTGGACCTACTGGTGAAACTGGACCTACTGGTAGTACTGGTGATACTGGTGTAACAGGGCCTACAGGTTTTATAGGCGTTACTGGCGATACTGGGCCTACTGGCGATACTGGGCCTACTGGTACTCCTGGTTCGGCAGATAATACTGGAGCCACAGGACCCACTGGAAATACAGGACCTACTGGTGAAACTGGTGATACAGGTCCTCCTGCAAGATATCTTACTGAGAATTTTATAGTGGGTGGAGGCAATGGAACTAATACACTTGGATATTCATATGATGCTTTTACTTGGGAAATATCTGAGTCTGGAAATTCTGTGTTTGCAGACTTATGTAATGTAGTTTCATGGAATGGCTCATTATGGGTTGCAGGTGGTCAAGTTAATAATCGATTAGCATATTCGCCTAATGGAATTGATTGGACTGCCTCATCATCTGGAAATTCTGTCTTTACAACTACATGTAATGCTATTGGATGGAATAGCTCAATATGGGTTGCTGGTGGTGAAGGAACTAATCAAATGGCGTATTCGTATGATGGAATTACCTGGACAGCTTCAGAATCTGGAAATTCATTACTTACAACACGGGCGAGTGCAATTGCATGGAGTGGTTCATTATGGCTTGCGGCCGGTAATGGAACAAAACTTTTAATATATTCATATGATGGTATTAATTGGAATGGAATTACAACTACAAGTGATGTAAGCCCTTTTACTACAATTCCATTTATCCCTAATGCATTAGTATGGAATGGCTCATTATGGATTATTGGAGGAGCAAGATCAGGAGGAAGTCCAGTAGGTGCAGTTATGCTATCATATTCATACGATGGTATTAATTGGACTGCTTCACCCAGTGGAAATGCAGCATTTTATAATGGTGCATGTCGTACTATAGCATGGAATGGCACTCTCTGGGTTGCTGGAGGTAGTGGAGCAAATAGACTAGCATATTCATCTGATGGAATTGTCTGGACAGGCTCAACATCTGGTAATTTAATATTAACAACAAGTTGCGAAGCAGTAAGCTGGAATGGCTCAATGTGGATTGCTGGAGGTTATGGAACAAATAGAATGGCATATTCATACGATGGAATTAATTGGTCAATTTCTGAATCTGGAAATACTCTTTTTTCAACATATTGTCTTGCTGTTTCATCTCGTCATCTACCATCAAATCCTTATACAACTCCACTTATAATCCCTAATGTTACTGAAAATTTTGTTGTTGCAGGTGGCCAAGATGGAAATAAACTTGCCTATTCATATGACGGTCTTGTTTGGAAAATATCCGAGTCTGGAAACTCTATTTTTAAAGGTTCAACCTCTGGGGGACTAACTTTTGCAGGTTCATCTAATTTTATAGCATGGAATGGCACCATCTGGGTTGCTGGTGGTAGCGGAACAAACAGAATAGGCTATTCTTCTGATGGAATTAATTGGACCGCCTCGGTATCTGGATCAGCTATGTTTACCTCCCATTGTTATACATTAGCTTGGAATGGCTCATTATGGGTTGCTGGAGGTATTGGAACAGGAGCTGTTGGATATAACACTATGGCATATTCGTATGATGGAATTAATTGGACGGAATCAGCATCTGGAACTGCTGTACTTACCGGAACATGTAATGCAGTTGCATGGAATGGTTCGCTGTTAGTTGCTGGTGGTGCTGGCGTTACTTATAGCATAGCATATTCATACGATGGTATTAACTGGACAAACTCATCTGTCTTAAATGTCAACTTTACATGTAATGGAATTGCAACAAATGGTTCAATGTGGCTTGCTGGTGGTGGTGGTACTAATAGAATTCTATACTCATATGATGGAATTATCTGGACAGCATCCGCCTCTGGAGATTCTACCTTTACAGATGTAGTGTACGCTTTAACATGGAATGGCTCAATGTGGGTTGCTGGAGGCATCGGAACAAATACTATGGCATATTCATCTGATGGAATTAATTGGACCGCTTCATCATCTGGAAATGAACTTTTGACTAGTATTTGTATAGCAGTAGCATGGAACGGTTCAGTATGGATTGCTGGAGGCACAGGCACTTCTAATTTAATATATTCATACGATGGTATTAACTGGGTTCCTTCAGTATCAGGTTATACTTTATTTAAAGAATTAAATTATTGTATTGCACTAGCTAGTCGTCGTGTATTACCTCGTGTTGGAACAAAAACATCTGAAATACCTAAGCTTCTTACTGAAAATTTTATGGTTGCTTGTGCTGAGGACGGAAATGTACTTGCCTACTCATATGATGGCCTCATTTGGAAAGCATCTGGATCATCTCTTTTTACAGTACAGTGTAATACCGTTGCATGGAATGGTTCATTATGGGTTGCTGGCGGTAATGGAACAAACAGCGTAGGCTATTCTTCTGATGGAATTAATTGGACCGCCTCAGAATCTGGAACAGATATTTTTACCTATTGTTATTCACTAGGGTGGAATGGTTTACTATGGGTTGCTGGGGGTAATGGAACAGATAATATGGCCTATTCATATGATGGGATTAACTGGGTGGCAAGTGTTTCTGGAAATTCTATATTTAGCGGTGCATGTCTAACAATTGCATGGAATGGTTCACTATGGGTTGCTGGAGGCAATGGAACAAATAGTTTGGGATATTCATATGATGGTATTAACTGGTTTGGCTCATCTTCTGGAACAACTCTTATTACTCAATGCCAAGCAGTAGCATGGAATGGTATACTATGGGTTGCTGGTGCTAATGGTGCTACTAATAGAATGGCGTATTCGTCTGATGGAATTACCTGGACAGCGTCAACCTCTGGTAATTCTGTCTTTACAACTAATGTTTATGCTTTAGCATGGAATGGTTCCTTATGGATTGCTGGAGGCGATGGAACAAATCAAATGGCAAATTCAACTGATGGAATTACCTGGAACGCTATATCATCTGGAAATGAATTACTTACCAGTAGATGTCTAGCAGTAGCATGGAATGGCTCAGTATGGATTGCTGGAGGCACAGGCGCTAGTAATTTAATATATTCATACGATGGAATTAACTGGATTTCTTCACCATCTGGTAGTGGTGTATTTAAAGAATCAAATCATTGTATCGGACTAGGTGTTCGCCGTGTATTACCGTATGTTGGAACATCAACTATTGGGTTAGCCTATGCAACTGGTGCAACAGGTAATGTATTAACAATTGCTGGCGACATAGTACCTGCTACTAATGAAGTATATAGCCTCGGCACAACTGGCACACGATGGAAAGATGTCTATGTTGGAACAGGCTCAGTTCATATTGGTAATTCCAAACTATCGGCTATTGGAGATGATATTATAATGACAGGCAATCTAATTCCTGCTGAAAATCAAACATATACACTCGGCTCAACTGGCTCACGCTACATTGACGCTTTTTTTGGTCCTGGAACAATTAATATTGGAAGCGGAGAAACAGGTGGTATAAACGGAACACTTGGAGCAAATAATCAAGGAACGGTGTGGACTGAGTATGGATTTGCTACGCCCTATATTAATGTTGGACCAGATCCAGACATATATAATCCAAATACGTATGGTGGATGGAAGATTGGACCAACTGGTATTGCTGGAACAGATACTTATGACCTTATTGCTCAACAGAAATCTACTGAAACTGGCTCAACTGGAGAAACAGGGCCTATATTTTCACTAATTCGAAATCCTACACCAAGCTATGTAGCAGGTAATGAACCCTATGCTGCCCCAGGCTCACTTATTACAACAACAGTAGGAACAACTCAGACACGTATCTATCAAGTTGGACCAGTTACTGCTACGGCTACTTCAAAGTTCCTTATTATGGCAAATGTAGTCTTTATAGGAGGTAATCATACTGTTCAAATGACTGTTGGACGGGCAACATCAACAGGTGCTAATAATACAAACTCGACAAATATTGTATCTGATGTGTCGCCGCTTACATTACCAAATACAAATCCTGCTTATTATATTTCTGGAGTTCCAGCTATTGGATCAACTCCATCACAAAACGCAAGTGGGCATTCAATTGATACACCTGGGGCAGGAACATTCTATTACACAATATGGATGTCTTCTTCTAGTTCACATAATTATTCTGAAATGGCTGCGATGTTAACAGTTCTAAAAATACAGAACTAATAATAAGAGATGTCATATACAACTGGACAAACTGTTCTTCTTCCTGAAGCAACAGCAAAGCGGCGCGGGCAACGCACTGTTACTGTTGCAATAAATAGTCGTGATAGAAATCTTTCTGTTAATCCTTATTCTAATGATTTTCGCTGGAATCTACGACGGCCTTTAAAGGATATTGTTTCTATTGAACTATTGAGTGGCTGTCTTCCTGCCGATCTTTACAACGTAAATACTGGCTGGAATCAATTTACCTTTGGAGAAGGTGTATTACGTCGTGTGTTAACACTCACACCCGGTCAGTATACTATAAATGGACTTGCTACAGAATTACAGGTGCAGTTGACAAGCATAGCCAGCTCAAATACATATACAGTTACCTATTCGGCAATCACTAAAAAAATACGAGTTAGCGCGGTTGGACCCAATACATTCACTTTCTATTTTGGCTCTGGAGATTATGTTGATACTATTGATACTTATACAGCGTCAGTAATGAGTATAAATTCTCCAGCACGTCTATTTGGCTTTGATCCGCTTGATTATACAGGTACTAGTACTACTCCAATTATAGCCCCGCACCGTGCTGACCCAGATTACTGTATAAAACGCTTGTATCTTCATATAAATGTTGATAACTCTATTGAACTAAATAGGGTTGAAGTAGGTGTTGGTAGAAAAGATTGTTTTCATATAATCTATATGGATTCTGCTCAAACTGATGGCTACTATTTTCTAAATAAAGATACATATTTACCTATCTATTATTCATCACCCGCTCCTATTGCTAGAATATCTTCCTTCTACATTAGTCTACGTGATGAATTCTTTAGGGTAGTCGATTTGGGAAATCATGATTATACGTTGGTGTTTGAAATAACGGTCCTCGGATGAGGACCCTTATTATATTTGCCATTTATGGCAAATGAAATAACGGTCCTCGGATGAGGACCCTTATTGTATTATTCTATTCATTTTATGAATAGAATAATGAAATAACCGTACTCGGATAATTAAATATTTACAATAGTTTCACCCCCGCTATCTTTCCGAATCCTATAAATTCGGCGACCCGAAACCATACATGAACAACAGATAAGTAGAATAATAATCATTGGAATATAGTACGCCCCCTTTACAAGAGCATCTACATACATCTTCTCTTGAATTTCATCCCATGATAGGGGAGCACATTCAATTACGTAATAGTTCTCTAGACGCTTCCACATAATAGCATGATTAACAGGGCATTCAGGATATTCCATTTTTATCTACGTAAACACGGTCGTGTGTCTTGAATTTTAGTGGACCCCCTCAGTAGGATGGAGAATCAAATACAAATTGATATAGATCCAGATGACTCCTCAAAGGGACAAATTATTTATACAATGAACACTCCAGATCAACCATCCGGTATTTTTGCCACAGCGTACTATTATCGTGATGAAGGTGATTTTAAGGGGCAAGATTCTCAATGGACAAAAACCGATATTTACAAAAAGGGAATTCTTCAATATCTTAAAGCCACAGACGCTCCTGAATTCAAGGGATGGAAGGTAATTGTGTATCTTGACACCCTAAGTCTTGAGGCCCCAATAACAAAAAATAAAGGTAATCCTAAATATGCTCTACACTTAAAAGAATGGAATGAAATTGCCAGACATCCTAACGTAATTTTTGGTGTAGTTCAGTGGGCAGAATACTCTGTTGGCGATGAAGGGGGGCGAACAATTGACAATGCAATTATTCGTGCTCTTCGCATGAAAGCACTCTGTGATTTTCCAGACATTCCTGTCTTTATACGTGATGCTGATACACTTTTTGAGAACATTTTAAAGGAGCGTGACATGGTAGAAGATATTGTGAAGTGGGAGCATACGCTAAAGAAAGAGCTTGAAACTATCGATTCTACTACACAATATCAAATTATTATTGCTTCCCAGCCAAATTATCATAGACAATGGCATGTAAATCCCACTACTGGAATAAAAACAACAGGATGTTATGCCGCTGTAACAAGTACGCTAGGTGGTATAGATGAATGTAAGTCTGGTAAATTATGGAAGGCATGCCTGGCCTATCTTCGTAGTAGTTCAAAGGTTGTTAATTCATCCGGTAATAAACGAACTACTTCCAATATTGGAGCTCCAACATATATTGGAAAGGATGAGCAACTACTATCATATATCTTTATTCCCATGATTTTTGATAAAATATATTTTTACTATCTGGAATATATTCGAGTTGAGGGAACAAAGGTAGTAGATGGAGAATTAACTCCCTTTGCTAAAGACCTTTTAGCAAAAGGAATAACACGCTATCCATCACCCTATAAGGATGTACTTGGAGAACAACCTTTACCTCTAGAGGAATCTGTAGGGGTAAACAGAAAGGATGAAAATACAAAAACAGAATCTACAATTTTAAAACCGGAAATTATACCCATGTCACTTTCTAAAAATACGCATGAAGTTCTACAAACCGTTTTTAGATACTACCTTAATGCGCAAAAGGGGAGTCGTAAAATAAAACTACGACTCTAATAGATGACAACTGTCTTCAATAATGTTCTAAGTCTAGAGGACCTAGTGTATGTGAATGCACTTCCACAAGTGCTAGAGGCAAAACAAACGGTTGATGCAATGCCTTATGGAAAACTATCATTTACGATTCCACAAAAAGATTCTATAAGGGATGCTCTGCTTTCAAAGCTCGGACTAGACCTTTCACACTTGGATAGTATTCCGATGCAATGGATTAAGGGTGATACGGCACCCCACGTAGATTTTGGAGCCTCGGCATTTGAACAGACATACTTAGTCTACCTTACATCAACGCCCGGTGAATTTGTAGTAGATACTAGTAGCTATCCAATTGTTGAAAATACTGCCTATGTATTTAATGAAGGTCTTTCACACAAGACACTAGACACTGGTACAGGTGTACGTCTACTGCTTGGTCCGGTATCCGAAAAGGGGTTTCGCGTTGGTTCTCCATTAGCTTATTTTCCTACTGAGCAAGATGCATTGGCTTATACAAATGCTTTAGGATATTCTAGCACTTTTACTGTTGGTGCTGATGGTCCATATGGAGGATTTACACGGTGGAGACTTGCTAGTAATAGTAGTGGTACATCAAGTCAGACAGTTGTATACAATAATGGGGACCCTCTTATTAACGATGGAAGCTATAATTTATATCCATCCGCTCCCTGTTTCTTAGAGGGAACTAAAATCCTTTGTGAAGTTGACGGAAAAGATACCTATGTGCCTATAGAAGAGCTACGGTGTGGAACACTTGTAAAAACAAGTCGCGATGGTTACAAGCGTATAGAATGTATTGGAAAGGGGCCACTCTATAATCCTGGTAATGCTGATCGCACTGAGAATCGTCTTTACAAATGCTCACCTAGTGCTTATCCTGAACTAAAGGAAGACCTCTATATTACTGGTTGCCACTCCATTCTTGTAGATACAATTACTTATACTGAAAAGGCAGAAACACTAAGAAGCCTTGGTAGAATCTTTATAACTGATAAAAAATACCGGCTTATGGCTTCTATTGATGAGCGGGCTCAGCCATGGAATTCTGAAGGGACCTACACAATATGGCATTTTGCCCTAGAAAATGCAGATATTAAAATGAATTATGGTGTCTATGCAAATGGACTTCTTGTTGAATCATGTAGTATAAATGCGCTAAAGACAAAGTCCAATTTTAGTCTTTTAGAGCTGTAAATATAGACTTTCTGCCGATGCATACCCAATCTGTAAGAGTTGCTCAGCTCCTGATAGCATATTCAAAGTATGCGTATCCTTTGTCAATGTAGCAAGAATCCTCCACTCCTCTAAGAGTGACTGTAGTTTTGTAAGAATTCTGATAAGATTTCCTTCAAAGATACCATGCTCTACAGACAACTCAATAAGTGTTGTTCCGCCTAGCCACTTAGAAACAATCTCAACATACTCTGTATTAATATCCCAATAGGATGGATTTGGACTGACAATTCTATATGTTTTCTCCACTTCCATACAACTTTTGGCAAGACGCGTTAACTCATCAACTGAGGCGCGTACATGTGGCGAACTAATAGTATGTGCTCCAGGCGTACCCTCTCCAAGAAACACTGCAAGTAATGCCAAGGTGTCTTCAGGCGTTAATGCATGGCGAGTAATCCCCATCCAGAAAAGGGGCATTAGTATGGAATGCCCTTCATTTACTTCTGTAGCCATAGTTCCAAGTGGAGTTAGCTCACCGTCCTTCATAAAGCCCAGTGTTTCAAGAGCATTTAGCACCGGCTCTACATCTCGCTGAGGCTCCTGTAGCGCTACTAAATCATCTTCGAGCATTTTTCGACGTTTTGTTGCCACCTTCTCAGCCGGCCATAATGTCTTCTCTAGGGCATACCATCGCGGACCTATATGAGTATTTTTCCAGACCTCGAGCATTTTTTGTGCTTGCCGGCGGGAAGCATTTACAGTTTCCTTTATTTGTTGTTGTAGATTGTCAAATTGCTCCATGGCGGCGCGCTCATCAGGCGTAATGGAAACATCGGCCGTCTTACATGCCTCAATCTCTTTTGAACACTCATCAATAAGTCGTGCATGTCGCCGATACCAATACGAGCTTTTCATAATCTCCATCCATCGCAAATCCTTCCGCTGAAACGTTTTCAGAATAAATTCATAATGAAAGTTCATCCGAGATTGAAAAGTTGATTTCCGCCCCGTCATCATTCGCTTTACATCTTCCATGCCTTCTGGCTCTCTATCAGGAAGATACAGTACAATCCCTTGACTATCCTTTCCGCGACGGCCCGCCCGCCCTGCCATTTGAATGTACTCATCTGTATTTAGTAAACGTAGACCCTCCTTACTACTATCATACTTCCTATAACTCGTAAATACCACGGTCTTTGTAGGCATATTAATTCCCACGGCAAAGGTTTCAGTAGCGAAAAGGAGTTTCACATATCCGCGACTAAATAGGACCTCAATAATTTCTTTGAGAACAGGTAACAATCCACTGTGGTGAAAGGCAATACCCTTCTCTAAGAGCTCGGTAATTGTATGGTACTGTGGTACCTGTAGAAGGTCATCATATCTATGAAGATGAAATCGAATAATATGGCGCACTGCTGCCGTGTCCGAGCTATCAATCAGCGTATGAGTAACAGCTTTAGCGTAGCGCTCACAATCTTTCCTGCTAAATACAAAGAACAGCGCAGGCAAAAGGTTTGTTTTCTCTAGGCGTTCAATATTTGTATTTAGAGTGTGTATGTACGATTTGATTTCCCCCTTTCGGTGTATAGGGCCATCTTCATAATCACCGCCACGCCGTGCTGCCACACGTGCTTTGTGAACATCAGACTCTTTTTCCTGTGCCTTCCGCCAAAGAAGCCAGGCATTGTACAGTCCTGAATCAAACCGCTCTTTATTATCCATAATAGTGAGAAATTCAGCCCCGCGATACAGGCCATGATGTAGGGGAACAATACGATACTCCGTTGAAATAAGGTGAATCGGCTTCATTTTCAAGTCGCCAAGCCACGAGGCAAATTGTTGGGGAGAATCGATTGTTGCCGAAAGAAGAACCAAGTTCACTGAGGGCGGTAACAATATAAGAGTTTCTTCCCAGACTGCTCCACGGTCCTTGTCATTAATATAATGACACTCGTCAAATACTACCGCGTCTAGTCGGTCTAGTGAGAGTGATGCAGTAATACCGAGTGACTCTGTGCTTGTTCCTTGTTTGAACAGCATATTTCTGAGAATCTCGGTTGTCATAATAATTACATCGGCATCTGGCTTGAATTTAATATCTCCTGTCATAATGCCCACGCGGTCAGGAAACATATGTTTTAAATCGTAGAATTTCTGGTTGCTCAGTGACTTAATAGGAGTTGTGTAAAACACACGACGACCCTTTGCCAAACTATGTGCAATCTGATATTCACCTACAAGAGTTTTACCTGAACCTGTTTTTGCCGTTACAAGTACATTTTCATGACGGGAAATTGCCGAAATAGCATGTACCTGAAAGGGGTCTAGCGGAAAACTGTAGTTGACGGCAAGAGGGTCTGGAAGGGTACACGGTTCCCCCGTGTTCACAACACGCAAGTATTCAGATAAAGCCATTTGCTTGCCAATAGGATTAGGAAGCAATTGACTCAATTTTATAGTAGGCAAACTGTTACCGTGTTGTGCCAAGCCGTTAATCGTTATATGAGTTTAGTAATGATGCCGTTTTATTTTTAAGTTCCGGTAGTGTCGATTCGTTTTCAGGTGTAGAACTGTTTATTGGCCCCTTTACGCGACCCGCCTTTTTCTCTGCCCTTAAAAAGTTTTTAACGGCCACTCCCTGTCCTGAATTTCGTAGACGCGCTAAACGGTGTGTTAGACGTTTATTTGGCTTTTTACCAAGAGCTACTGTAAGATTGAGTTGCGCCTTTTTTTCAATCTTTGCTCGCGCCTTTTGCCCCTCCATCCGAATGTGTTGCTTGGCAGCATGCTCTAAATGTTTCGCCTGTGTCTTAATTTCATGACCAAGACGTTTTACAACCTTCCGTGTTTCCTTAAAAACATATCGTGCCTTTGAACGTAGCGCGGGTTCTTTTATTTGAGTCATCAGCTTCATTTCAGCATTGTCTGTAATTTCCGATAAACGCTCTATAGATTTTGCCGCGCGCTCCCTTAATGTATCAGTTGATGGATGAAATGAGTTTAATGAGCTCGAGCTTGTAGCACTTGAAACCACAGAAGGAAGAGTATTTAGCACATAGTCATTTGAAAATTCACCCTTTTCTTCAAGACGCTTCCGTGTTAGATTAACGCCCATACGAGCATTGGCAGCATCTTTATCAGCAAGTATATAGGATTGTATTACTTTATCACGGGCATTACCCTCTTCTGTGTACCAAATTTTACGAGCTACATACGCCTTGGGCTTCGGTCTAAATTTCTCCGGGATATCGCTAAATTCTTTGCGATAAATTTCGCGAAGTAATTCAAGCATCTGCCTTTGCCCCTCATCAGCTGCCTTTTGCTTTGTTGACCGGCGCGGTTTATGCGAAACATTATTTGGTGGATTAGCCGATTCTAGCCCGTTTATACGCGAATTTTCTTCCGGTACACTTGCTGTAGTTGTTGGAATTGGTGTAGTTGTTGGCATTGTTGATGTTTCTGAATTTGTTACTATAGGTTCCTCATCATCATTCTTACTCTCATTTTCATAAGCATTCAAACTTGTATTTGATATTGGAGTATTTACATTTTTATTTATTGACGGTGGTATAACATTTGCACTAACGGGTGTAGGAATTGAATTATCTGATGGTGTACGCTCTAAAGTTGGACTTCCCGTTTCAGTTAAGGGTGAAGCGCCAGGAGATTCATTAAAATTTTCTTCAACATTTTTAAATTCATTTGAGTTTGCCGATGTTTCTTCCTGGAGAGAGGCAGACATCTATCTAATAGTAAGTAGCACAATTAAGTAATGGCACAATATGCTTATCTAAATCTATGATCTACAAATTCCTCCTTCTTTGGTGGGGGTGATGGTGGAGCAGGTTTCTTTGATACAATAGAGAGAACATAAGGAAACATATAGAGAATTACAGCGACACCTAAAACTCTCGCAATAATACTTAAATCATTCATTATCATCGCCACAACAGAAGTAATAACTATAAGTACTACGTGACCAATTGTAGCCTTATAGGAATTATCTTTAGCATATGAACGTAATACATCAATCATCTCATTTACTCCAGACGGCACAACATTTATTACACCATAATAAAATAGTACGTCATGAGCTACTTGGGCAATTAATACAAAACATAGGAAGACAAGTGGTGACCATGCCTTACCACCCGATGTGTACAGTGTAGTATATAAGTATCGGGCGATTTGTATAAGAATTACAAGTAGCATTGTATTTGAGAGAACACCCTCTAAGCCAAACATATCAAAATAGGTATTTAGTGGGAGTCCACCAAGGTTTCCAATCCGGGTAGCAATTGTTACAAGAAATAGGGTGAATACAGAAGCACCTCCAATTGTAAAAATTTCATCTAAACGCTGGTAATCTCCAATATCTGTAAAGAGTGTCTGGCTAGATACGCCTCCTCCTTCCATCTTTATTCTTAGAGAAGGATATAAACGCCATGATATGGCACTGTTATTTACTGACTACTGTAGATGGATCACCAAAAACCTATGTTGGAATTACACCTGACTTAGATAGACGACTCAAACAGCATAACGGGCTTTTATCAGGTGGAGCAATGGCAACAAAAGGGCGCGCATGGGAACGAATAGCACATGTACGGGGATTTCCTGATCATCGGGCAGCCCTTCAGTTTGAATGGAGATGGAAGCAAATTTCTCGGCGCTTAACCGGTGGACCAATTGAAAGACGCATGAAAGCCCTACAGGAGTTACTTGCTCTTGACAAACCTACTAGTGCTGCTGTGCCGTATTGTGAATACCCTCAGCCTCTAGAGGTTATTATGGAGACCGAGCGTGAAATACCTGTGTTATGAGTTTGCAGGTTTATTTGTTTTAGGGGTAATCTTCATACTTAAATAAGTTAAATAAGCGATTAAACCAAATCCGACTAAGGATACTATCATAGGTAATAAAGGTATACCAAATATTACACTTACTATTATTGATCCTATAGCAAGTATAATTAATCCTCCTATTGTAAGCATGAATTCAAAGAATTGATTAAAATTATAAAATGATGTTAATGCTGGTGATGAAGGTATTACAGTATTATTGAGATGTCTAGTAAAAGATATAGATACTATTATTACTATAACTAACAGAATACCGTATAAAATCTTTTGCCAAAGTGGAAGGTCTCCCCCAAATATAGAATCATCAAAATTCTCTAAGCGACGCCTATGATAAATAAATACTATACAAACTACAAGAACTAACACAATAAAAATTAAATGGTTATTCCGTTTCATCTACTATATACATGGTTTCCGTAGGGTATATAATCCTTTCTTGTAAACCTTTCTTGAAAACACGCGCAAAGTGGCAGCGTGATACATGGCTTTCAAAGGTGCCTCAAGACTCGTATGTGTTTCTTACTGGTGCAATCGGCTCTACTGAGCCAAATGTAGTCTGCATGAATGATAATGATTCATATGAATCATGTCCCGAACGCTATTACCAATATATTAAGCAAAATGAAATGTCTAAATACGATTGGGTCGTCTTTCCTGATGATGATACTTTCATATTTCCTGAACGTTTACATAAGTTACTTGAAGGTCTAGATTATAACAAACGTATATATCTCGGCCGCAAGGGTATTTTGAAACTTGTATATATACCCAGTAAGATGAGTATTCCAATTACTCAGGATGCATATAATACTCTTCTAAGACTTAATGTTGTTACACCAAATGAAGGAACTCATCTTGATGTTGTATATATGTCAGGCGGAGCAGGATTTGCTCTTTCTCGAGCAGCATATGCTGCACTTCGTGAATATCTACTTAGCACGCCAAAAGAGGCAGTTAAATTTCATGGAAATGGAGATGTAACTATGGGATTATGGTTAAGCTGTATTGATGCTTTAGAAAGCATAAATTGTACACGTTTGAATTCACATGATAAAGATGATGAATCATCTAAAACTGATGTGGCAATTTCATATCATTATGTTACCCAAGAACTATTTACAATGTATGGAAAAATGCTGTTATAATAAAATTTAAGGGGGAAATTCTTGTAGTATGTTATAAAAATGGTTTCTGTAGGATATATAATTCTTTCTTGTAAACCCTTTTTAAAGACGCGTGCAAAATGGCAGCGTGAAACCTGGCTTTCAAAAGTGCCACAAGACTCTTATGTGTTTCTTACTGGAGCAATTGGCTCTAATGAACCAAATGTTGTTAATATGAATCTTGCTGATTCATATGAAACATGTCCTTACAGATACTATCAATATATTCAACAAAATGATATGTCTAAATATGACTGGGTTGTCTTTCCCGATGATGATACTTTCATATTTCCTGAACGTTTACATAGTTTGCTTGAAGGTCTTGACGCTAGTAAACGTCAATATGTAGGGCGTGCTCTAACCTGGCCTATTATGTACATGTCAGGTGGAGCAAGCTTTGCCCTTTCTCGGGCAGCATATGCCGCTCTTAGAGAGTATCTACTTGTTACACCCCGTGAAAAAATAGAGTTTCATAAAAATGGTGATATAACTATGGGGTTATGGTTAAAATATATTGATAGTGTTGAGCGTGTGGACTCACATTTATTTAATGGTTCACCACATACACATGGCGAATCATCTAAGACTAATGTAGCGATTTCATATCATTATGTTACGGAAGACTTATTTACGATGTATGGAGGGATACGTTAAGATTTGTCCTTTGATTTTAACATTATAGTATAGGCTAAAAAGATACCGAAGAAGTTTTTAGCAAATATATCAAGTATATTGTATGCAGTATTTTTTATTGTATAACTCATAAGTGCAAATATACCATATAGACTCCAGAAAAATACAAACCAATAAAATAATAGGTTCTTAGATGTATCTTCAGATGATACCAAAAATGTATCTTTAATATGCTTAAAATTCATAATAAATGGAATAAAACCTAAGGCCGTAGATATATAGGGACTTAATAATCCAATTTCACCAATAAAACCAAACATTAACATTGCTGCATTTAATAGTACTACTTTTACTATTGAACTAATATTATTATATAAGAAATCAATTAATCGGGTTGATGTATTTCCATTATGACTCAAAAAGGCAGATAATGTAATTAACATGAGTGGAGTTGTAATTGCCCAATCTAAATAACGAAATGGAGTTATATTCTTAGATTTTTTGTTAAAATAGTAAATTAACCAAATATAAAATATAAATTCAATGATCTGAACAAAAAGTTCAACCTTTAATAAATCCTTTAAAAGTTCATCCTTTAAACTTACTTCAACATTTATAGCAAGATAATCAATTATTCCAACTATAAACTGTATTAATAACGAAATTACTCCACTTATATATATCATTCTACATAATTGGTATTTTTAATGTGAATATTTAAAGTTTTTATTCTCATTACACATCTTTAGTATTATACTAATTATGTGTAGCGCGTATTGCCGTATTTAGCAGTTGTCTACCATCAAATACTTAATTTAAGTAGGTTTTACGGAATTGTCCACGGATTCGCATTTAACCTATTTTTTGACCGATAACGTATTTTATATTTTTTAGATTTTTGTACGTCATACTCATGTGTACCCAGATTCTTAATTGCTGTAAGCGAGGCCCCCCATTCCACTCATGACACGTAGGACGTTATAGTTCGTCGCGAACACATAGACAGACGCCGTGTTTAGCGTGCCAACCGCGTTGTTCGACACCGTGAGGAGGAGCGTCGTGTTATCAATGCGCGATAAGTTGCACGTGCCAGAAGGCTGGTGCTGCTCAGGCTGGAGCGCGAACGAATACACGTTGATGCCAACGGCGGGCACGTTCGTGTGGTGCTGGAACGGCTGGACTAAGTTGAAGTACGAGCCCTCACGCACCTGGAAGCGGTCGTGTCCGTTGAGCTGGAGGAGCGCCGTGACGACGGGGTTCTTGCCCGCCATGCCCTCAACACGCGTGACGGAGTAGCCCGACTCGAGCACGGAGCGGTCCCACCAGTCGGAGTAGTTGAAGGGCTGCTGGCCCTTCCAGCCGTTGACAACCGTGTCGTCGCACGACGTGAATGAATCACGCTGGACAACCCAGATGAGCTCCTTACAGGGGTGGTTAAAGTTGAGCTTGAGCTTGTTCGACGACGACGTGATGGACTCCTGGCCCGTGAACTGGAGCGTCTCGATGAGGTACTCGTGGGAAACCTGCGCGAACTTGCGGCGCTCATCCGTGTCGAGGTAGATGTAGTCGACGTAGAGCGACGCCGCGACAAGGTTCTGCGAGTTGACACGGTCGCGGATCGTGTGGTAGTTCGACGTTAGCTGCGGCGTGATGTCCCAGCAGAGGTTGCGGAGGTCGTTGAACTCGAGGTTCACGCGGACCTCATGGTACTGGAGCGCGATGAGCGGGAGCGCAAGACCAGGGTTGCGGCAGAACCAGAACTGGAGAGGGATGTAGAGCGTGTACTCAGGTGAGCAGTTGCGGACCTCGTCGAGCGAGTTGGGCTCGCCACCGGCGCACGCCGAGTCGCACGTCTCACCGCCCTGAACGATTAGGTTCGTGAGCTCAGGCACATTGCCAACCATCTTGGAGTAGCCCGCCTGCTTGCCCGCCTCCTGCGTGAGCTCATTCCAGATGTGGAGCCAGTTACCATAGTGCTTGTCGATGCGCTGGCCACCGATCTCAATCTCAACGTTGCGAACAAGATTGTGACCGACCCAGTTGAGCCAGCGGAACTGCGCGCCAGAGCCGTCGCCCGTCTGGAGCTGAACCGAGGGGAGCGTCGCCTGGAGGTAAACACGGTGGATTAGGTCACCGTTGCGCTGGATCGTGCACGTTACCTTCTTGCCGAAGCCAGGCGAGCCGTTAAAAGGGTTCTCAATAGACTCCATGGCAAAGTTCGTGTGGCGGCGGTATACCACCTTGAAGAACGTAATTTGGGGGTTACCCGTTAGGTAAACGTCTTGGGCGCCATAGGCAACAAGCTGCATTAAACCACCACCCGTCATTTAGTTTATACCCTCAGTTTAGAAAAAAATTTGAAGATGGGGGAAATATTTGGTAATTTCCGTGCCGGGAGGCATACAATTTAAGAGTTATAAAACACCCTGGGAATTAAAAAGGACGGTCTAAACAATCAAATCCTGTCAATGTCAGGATGGCAGCAAAGAATGCATTTTTTAATATTCGCCCTACACGAAGAAGTAATCCAGAGGCGCGTACAACTTTAGATGCCCTACACACATTTCAAATTGATAAACTAAAAGAAAAACAATCTACAATCGATGAAAAGAAAGATGAATTAAATAATTTACAAATAAGCATAACATCAAGGGGTACCGAAGATGTATGTGAATTAAAGCTAGAGCATGAGCGTCTTAAAAGTGAAATTAATAGTATTCAGTCAAATGACGAGTTCTATGATTACTTTTTAAAAACGGGGGAAATTCTGTATAATTATTACGACATGCAGGATAAAATCCAAAGTGGTGTTGAGCCAATTGCAAAACGGGCAAGCTCTAGTGCAAATCCTGGAAGTATATTAGCCGTTCTTGAAAAGGCATCCATGGATACAATGTCAACAAGCATGCAACCAGCGCAACGACGAAATGGTGAGGTTCTTCGCCGTGATAAACTCTTAGAAGAATATTTACGAAAGATGGACCCCGCTCATGCACGAACTTCTCATGAAATTGAGTTTGAGTCTTTTGGAAATTGCCCCACATGTGAAACAGAAATGACCTTCAGTGCAAATGAAGCGGTTTTTACATGTGTTACATGTGGCTATCAGGATTTTGTATTAATTGATTCTGACAAGCCCTCATACAAGGATCCGCCGCGTGAAGTGAGTTATTATGCCTATAAGCGTATTAATCATTTTAATGAGTGGCTTGCACAATTTCAGGCAAAGGAAACAACAGAAATTCCCCAAGAGGTATATGACGCAATTTTAGTAGAGCTCAAGAAGGAGCGAATTATGGATTTTAGAACATTAAAGGGATCTAAGGTAAAGGAAATTCTCAAGAAGTTGAAATTTAACAAATACTATGAGCACATCCCCCATATTATAAATCGTCTTAATGGACAAACTGCTCCAGTTATGAGTCGGGAAATCGAAGAAAAACTGCGATACATGTTCAAGGAAATTCAACCCTCATTTCAGGAGCACTGTCCTAAGGGGCGCAGTAATTTCCTATCTTACTCGTATGTTTTGTACAAATTTTGCGAACTTCTAGAGCTTGATGAGTATTTACCCTGTTTCCCCCTTCTCAAAAATCGTGATAAGTTATATGTGCAGGATAAAATCTGGCAGAAAATCTGCTCGGATTTATCATGGGAGTTTATTAAGTCGATTTAACGCATCGGGAATCCAACAAGATTGGCGCCAAGACCGAAGCCAGCACCACCACGCGCACTCATTCCAATGCTTGGGCTTACAACATCAAGGATGGCAAACACTGCCGCGGCAACAAGGGCAAGGCTGAGAACATCCTCAACAGGTAGCGAGCGCTTGGGGATAAAGATAGCGGCAACCGCTACAAATAGACCCTCAACAAGGTACTTGATCACACGATTGACAACTTCGGATGTAGAGTTCATTATATCTAATATATAGATTTTTTGCTGCGTAGGGCAAGTGCCAAAATTAAATACTTGCCGGTCTAAACACTCCGAGATATACACCTCAGAGTGAAATGTCTGTTGAGCCACGCGAGGATTTTCTAACGGAAGATCTCGAAATTCCTGGGCAGAAATTTTGTCTACTGAGCTTTCTGAGTCCGGAGAAGGTACTTGCCAATAAGGATGTTTTCTTTTTCTCCAAGTTTCTTGATTCATTTGAATATACGCAACGCGTAACATCATTTGAGGAGTTTCTTATGTCAACTGTTAAATCTGTTAATGACAAGCTAAATCTTGATGCAGATAAGGCAGATTCTATGGATCTAAGTGGAGTAGCCCTAAGTCTTCGCAATAGCCGGGTGCGTATGGATACGCTAATGGACGACTTACAGAAGTTTGTAAAGGAAAAGCAGTCAGAGCTAAAGGAAACAAAGCTTAACACCCTGTATGATGAGTTCATCTTTGCAAATCGCGAAAAACTCGAGGAGGCCTTTTATGTTAAGAATGAGTTCCGGACATCTGTCCGCGGTCTAAAAATTCGCGGAGTCTATGCCTCAAATGAGGAGGCAGTTGCTCGTTCAAAGAAACTCCAGCGTAATGATACACTTCATAATATCTTTGTAGGGGAAGTTGGTAAGTGGCTTCCTTGGGACCCATCCCCATCAGATGTAGCTGACCAGGAATATGCCGAGGAAAAACTCAATACCCTCATGAAGAAGTATAAGGAAAATGAGGATGCTCGCGAGGCTTTTGAACGCGAGAAGCGCTCAAACATGCAGAGTTCTAAGGCCCGTGCTGGACCTTCATCGGCACCCTCACTTGAGGGTGATTCACTTGTATCAGCGGCCTCAACAAGTGCTGCCGAGTATAATCAGATGTTTGGAAACTCTGGGCCGGCTGATCTTGCAATGGCACGTAAGATGGAAGCAAAGGCATCACCAGATCCCTAATAAAATATGATTAGTGAATGAATATCATTCTTAGATCATAATGTTTACACGTTACTTGTTCCCCCAATAGTTATTTGTAATTGCGGGCATAACAGAACGGCACGTATTCTCTTGGCAGAATTCACCCTCCTGGCACGTTACACCCTTACAGTCTGTATCACGAAATCCCTCTGGGAACATGGGGGCATAGGTATTCCGTAGCCAAGGAAGAAAGGCAACAACAACAATTAAAAATATTGCAAGTCCTAAAAGTCCAAATCCTGAACGGCTATTCATTCTGTAGTACTCGAAGAAACTTTCTTCTCAAGGAAGAACCGGAAGGGGGTTCCTTTCTACTGGTGTAGTGAGGTCGTACGACATACACATCCCATTTGCACATCTAAGATTCTCAGGACAGGGAAATAGGTCTACACCACATCTTATACCATCATTTCCAACTCGCGTTCCTGTATTTGACGCAAATCCTTCTTGTTGTAGAATACCTCTATCAAGAAGGGGTTGAATTCGTACATGTCTATCTATAGCAAGTAGTGCCACAGCAATTAATAGAAGAACACCTAGACTATATTTCATTGGTCTAATTAGAATATACTTAGAATTTACGAACATTTACAGGGGGTCCCCTTAATTTTCTAGCAGCATTAGGGTCATACGGAGAGGCATCCTCCTCCCGCTCCCTATAGGCCTGTGCTCCAGAATGTTGCCAGAATTCAGGAGCTCCAATTCTAAATTCAGGTTGAATTGTTGCCTTGTACCAAAAAATTGTATCCTCAAGTTTCGACGAAAGGCTTGTATTATCAATTACAAGAACCTCGAAATTTTGAGTACACTGATCCATAATTTGGCAGAAAAATTCAAAGGAAGGAAAGGCAGATGCATAGTTATCGTAAATACGTTTACGATTATTTAGATACGGCTCGCGTAATATAAAAACAAAATCGACGTTTGTTCTTAGTGCCGGTTGAATTCCAAGAGGATACTGCATTGTAATAAGGAAGAACGTCTTCCAGTGCCGACCGTTCATAAAAAGGTTACGAATATTCTTATCATGCGTCCAACTATCATCATACATACAGTCATCTAGAATCATAAATGAACGAGGGTCAAGCCGTGATTTTACACCGCGCGAAGCATCTTCTCCAATCTTTGCCACAATCATTCGCTGACGTTTTACGTAATTTGCAAGAATAACAGGATTGAATTCATTATGAATAAAAATCGATGGAATCATTTTTCCATAGAAGGAGTTTGACTCCTCTGTACCGCTTATTACGGTACCGAGTGGCATATCCTGGTGATGATACAGTAGGTCGCGAACAAGAGTGGATTTTCCTGTGCGCCGACGGCCGATAAAAATAACAACAGCATCCTGTGGAATACGCTTCATGTCAAACTTCTTGATATTAAAATTCACGTGTGCCGTAGATGATGCCATGCTAGTTAAGTATAATCAAAAATTTTGCGGTTTTATACATGAACACGCTTCTCAACTACTCCAAGATGAGTCAACTCCGGGGGATTCCATTACCTACCCCCAAATTCTGGACCGGTCCCTTATCAGAGGAACTATTTCGGGTAAATGGCTATAAAACTCTCCAGACTTTTTTTCCAACTTTGACAAAAGTCTTCAGACTTGCAAAATGGAATTCAAATGAGGAAATTTGGATGGACACTTGTTGGAGAATTCAATCCATAGATTGCTCCGGAACAAGTGGTCCATGTACTGTGAATGTGAAACGGAATTCAGACGTGAGTGGGGCTTACGTAGTTCAGAACGCATTTTTAAAGGTAACTCATCTTCTAGATCCTGTACAATGGATTCGTGGCCAATACAGTCTTCCAAAAGAGGCTGGACTTCCATGGCACCATAAAGGATGGCTCCGCGCCTGGCAGAAATTACAGGACCCCGGAAATCAAGCATATATTGATACGGTCTGCTCATATGCTGTTGGGCGCCTTCGCGAAGAAGGAATCAGCCCTCACTTTAATACTTTTTATGGTGCTTTTTGTGCACGTGCTAATAAATATCGGTACAATCTGACTGATGAGTTTCAGTCATATAGACATGAACGGTGGTTCTGGAAGGGCTATAAGCGACACCTTTTTGAATTCAAGATAGTGAATCGTCTAAATCCAGATACACCTATATCCGATGAAATGATGGCTGAAATTCTTCATGAATATAGTGATGACTCAGATAATTCATCAGGCTCTGAGTCACTAGAGGAAATCCCACTTGCAACAACTGATATTGGCTCAATTCATTCAGATTCAATGGATGATATTTCTTTAGAGGAAGAGAGTGCTTCTAATGCTTCAGATGATTCTAGCTCGGAGCCAGATCACACAATTTACGCTGAGATGTGTGATTATCCTGTAATGCTAATCATAACTGAAAAGAATGAAGATACTATGGATTCGCTTTTTGAGAATTTTAGTGAGGTAGGTGCCAGTCCTGGAAGCGCGGCCTGGCTGAAGCGTTGGACAGCGTGGATATTTCAAGTTGTTGCTGCCCTATCGGTAGCCCAACGTATTATTGGATTTACACATAATGACCTCCACAGTAATAATATTGTGTGGAGCAGAACGCAAGAAGAATTTTTCAATTATAAGACGGAATCTGGAATGCTATTCAAGGTTCCAACATATGGTAAGGTATTTCGCATTATTGATTATGGGCGGGCTATTTTTCGCATTAATGGACAGCAATTTGTAAGCGATGATTTTAAGAAGGGTAATGATGCAGATGGTCAGTATGCTTTTCCTGCTGTTTCACAGAAATATACAAAAGAAGTTCCGCCAAATCCGTCCTTTGATTTAGCGCGCCTAACAGTTAGCATGATTGATGGAATTTTTCCAAAGAAACCCGCGGTAAAACCGGCGGCAGATATCTTAAGCAAGGAGCCTGGATTAACTGTTTTAGAAACAGTATCTGACCTTTATAATTTGTGTTGGTCCTGGATGATTGACGATGAAGGAAAGAATATATTTATTAATGCCGATGGTACCGAGCGGTTTCCTGATTTTGACCTGTATAAACACATAGCAGAATTTATACATGGCGCCGTACCGGCGAAACAATTTTTTACGCCGGCATTTCAGGCGTTTCGTATTGAGGAAACAGTAGGAAAAGTGTATCCGCTTTTCTCTTAATGGCAAATGCCAAAGTTATTAAGCTTTAGGAATTGACATGTATAATAAAGCACCACCAACTACAACAACTGTTATACCACCTAGTATTAATATTGTATTGGAGCCTTCATCTTTTGGAGGTAATAATAACTGAAATCCTTCGGGTTTATTAAAAGCAATATATCCAAGCATCTTAAAAGCAACATACGTAATTATAGCAACCGTTACAAAAACTACAATTTGCATTAACAATCCACCCTTCTTAAATAACTTGCCCATTCTAATTATAAGACAAGTGGAATTTCTAGAATCTAGGAACTCCAACACGTACTTCTTCCGATGAGTCTGGTACAAATGAAAGAGCTTTTACAGATGTTGCCTCTAGCATATTTGTAACACCAGTTACATCAGGTACACTTGATACACTTGCCATAGTACTTGCTGTTTTATTCGCAATTAGAGAAGATACTGATATTATTCCAGCAATTGCCTTTGTAACTGATTCAGGAAGAAACTGCATAATACATAAAACAAGAATAGCTCCTAGAATGAAATCTCTAGCAATTATCTTTGTAGCCGGAATCTTTCGCTCAACATAATATGTTCCTCCCACAGACATAAGCGATAATGCTACACCACCGAAAATAGGTCCAACCCATATTGGAACAGAGCTCACTTCGGACATCTGGTGGCATTAAAGGAATTCACATATCTTTTTTTACGCAAGCGTTTCAAAATCAAACTCCAGATTTTCAGATTCCTCTTTTTTTGGAGGTTCATTTTCTTCTACATCTTCAAAGTCAATATCATCAGTATCTACTTCAGTTGATTCAGGCTTTGCATCTGCAGTTGCATCAAACTGTGTTACAGTTTCTGCAAATTGAACAGTGGGTTTTTCAAAATCTAAATTCAAAACAGGAGGTTCAGAAGCCGGAATACTTATAGGCTCATTCTTAGGTGTATCATGAGGTGTTGTATTATGTAAAGGCATGGGTGGAGGCATTATATTAGGTAAAGAGGTTGGTGGGGGCTCTACTGCATTGGAATCTTCAGCAACCTCCAACTCTTTAACAGCAGTAACAATATTCTTCTTTGGTTTTTCAACATGTACTTCTTTTTCTTCTTCCTTTTCTTCTTTTTCTTCCTTTTCTTCCTCTGATTCTTCCTCTGATTCTTCCTCAGTTTCAGACTCATACTCAGACTCCGTATCTTCAGTAGCGAGGTATTCCCGTAAAATACTCTTTACAGGTAGCATTGAACGCACACCTTGAAGTACACCCTCTGAAACAAGTCCTTCGACCTGCCTCATATTTCTTTGACGCTCTAAAGGTGAATATGACTCTGAAAATAAAAAGGTATTTGTCCATAAAAGTCTAGCACATTCCTTTAATGTTCTATGTAAAAAATGCTCTAACTTAGGAATTGTGATTTGAAGTTTTTTCTGTTTATTTGTAAGGCGAATTGCTGATAGAACTTTAGTGTGGGCAATAAATACTGCCGTTAAAAGCTCTTCAATATAATCGCACTGTGTACTTATTAAGATGCGTTGCGTTTCACGCTGAACCTTATCAATATTCCACTCAGGAATTCCCTCCATTAATGTTTGAAATTGTAATAGTTGCTTATTAATATCTGCCTCCTGCCCTTTTGCTAATGTAAGCATTTCAAGAAAATATGAGTGAATAGCAGGTACAATATACTGACATAGTTGACGAGTATATTCACCCTTTGCCTCTGCATATACACTTGCTCCTTCACCTGAAACCTCCATACTAGTTTAACTTTACAGCTTATCAGCTTCTTTCTAACCGCATTAGATACACCGTAAGTTGAATCCAAGGTGATGATCCAGAGCCAATTGCGCGTATTGCTTCAATTGCATGTTTCTCTAAGGGGTCCGTCCGTTTCAAAAGGTGGTCAATATATTGATAGGGATTTACAGCAAGCTTACGTAGCGCCGGAATATCTCTCCAGGATATATTATCAAGTGTAGGTTGTGGAGATACGTCATTAAATAATCCAAGACTATGTGCAAGCGTGCTTTTCTGTTGTGAGCGAAACGAAATATCACTATTCATTTGAATAATAGTACAGCGCGATAATACAGGTGGGGACATTTTCCATAATTCGCGCACTTCTAGTGCACATACCACATTTGTCGATGCAGTTTCCAGAATTCTTCGTAGAAATGCCTGTGCCTCTTGGGTTAAATCATCGGCCCCTTCAATCCAAACAAAGAGTGGCTCGCATGAGCGCACTTGTTGGTGAAGAATTTCCCGCCCTTCACGCAATGAACGGTCAACCCGTGTATTCCAGCGGAAGATTTTTGCCCGTGATGCAGACGCTTCCTCTCGAATCCAACGTGATTTTCCTGTTCCAGGCTCTCCACATACAAGAAGAGCCCCTTTCCAATGTAATCTAGGCATTATAAAACCATATTTGCTGAATCTTAGGTGGCTTTTTTAGCCGGCACATTAATTCTTATAG